AAGTCTTTTATACGGCGACACTTGGGCTATTGGCAATATAGCTCATAATGCAAGCAGTCAAGCATTACACGAAGAAGGTATTTTCTGTGCGGCGGGGGACGATCTAATCATTCGTTCTGAAGGCGATCTTACACTTACTGCGGATGGTGCTGTTACTGGTGGCGGCTCAATACAAAATATCTGGACAACTGTCACTGGGACAACTTGGTCTGGTGGGGGGAATGCTACTACATGGTACGCAGTAACTCCAATGGTCCGAACAGCGGCAATGTCAACAGATAACTCTAGGTTCTTAATTTTTATAAATGCCCACATGGCTAGTCAATATTGGGAAATTCAACTTCGCTTAAAGGCCACAATTGATGGATTTTCTTATTACGTTAATATTGGTGACGCTGATGGCAGTAGATCACGAGCAACTGGAAGTTTCAATATTTACGGCGGAAGTTCCACCGCTGGGCAATACCAAATCGTTCCGATGAGTTTGATGTGTTTTGACACAGGCGCATCTGCTATAGGGTACGCAGGAGCAACAGTAACCTATCAGCTAGAAGCCAATGGTTATCAAAACTATGCTATTTACTTAAACAGAACTCATCAAAACACTAATACTACAGACTATTACGCAAGGCCATCTTCAACCATGATTGTTATGGAGTATTAATTGATTATGAGTATGTTAGACGCTCTTAGGCGACTGCGCCCAGAAGGAAATTTTTCTGTTTGCGACGACGACTACGATACCATTGTCAGCTACAACGAAGATGTCACGATCCCTACCCGTGAAGAAGTAGAGGCGGAAATGCTTGTTGTGCAGGCAGAAAAAGATAGTACGGCATACCAAGATGCGAGAACCTTTGCGTACCCTAGCGTGGGAGATCAATTAGACGCTCTGTTCCATGCAGGGGTGTTCCCAGAAGAAATGGCGGCAAAGATACAGGCTGTCAAAGACGCATATCCTAAGCCAGAGTAAGGAGGTATAGAGATGGCAATAACTTACTCTTGGCACGTTATGGGGATGAGGACGATTAACTCTGATCCAGTAACAGATGCGGTGTATATGGTAGAGATACTCAAGCGTGGGGTAGACTCTGAAGATGGGGTCAGCGCAGGTGTTAAGAGGTATGTACCTCTTGACATATCTGACTTAGACGTCGATAATTTTACTGCTTTTTCTGATTTGTCTCAGGAGCAAGTTATCCAATGGGTACAAAATACTTTAACAGACAATGATGATGAAGCGTTAAATCAACGCATTCTTTCAGCTATCCAAAAGAAACGGCGATCAAAGAAGATTATATCTGCTAGTGATTTACCGTGGTTAAATTAAAGGAACTTTATGAACGAACAAAATTTTGAAATTAACTTTAATATCGACGAGTTGAACATGGTTTTAGGCGCATTAGGCGAATTGCCTGCAAAAGCGTCCATGAGTTTAATCATGAATATTCAACAGCAAGCGCAACAACAGGGGCAACAACCTGTTGAAGCGGAACCTGTCGAAGAGAGTTAACTAGATGAGCTTCGGTATCAACGCCTTTGCAGAAGCTCCCTTTGCGGCTGAGGGGTTTGTCTCCACAGTCACGTTGGCCTCTGGGTCATCAGCAGGGCAAGCAACTGTTAATGGTGTTGGTACCATCATCAAACCTAGTAGCGGTAGTGTCACAGCCGCCGCTACGACTTCAGGTAGTGCGCTAGACATAGCTGTAGGGGCTGGCACCCTAACTGGTGTAGCGACTGCTACAGCGAATGCTGTGGACATCTCAGTTAGTAGCGCAACAACGACTGGTACTGGTACTGGAACTGCTACAGGTATAGATGTCTCTGTAGGTACTGCAAGTGTAGCGGGCGACGCTACAGTATCTGCAATTACACAGGTTGTAGCTCGCAATCTTACATCGGATGGCGTTGCAAGTACAACTGGTACTGCCGTAGACGTTGCGGTAGGTACGGGCACGGTTAGTGGCACAGCAACTACAACTGCTGGCCCAGTAGATATCTCTATTGCCACCTCTGTTGCGACAACAGGCACAGCAACTGTAACAGCAGGTCCGGTAGACATTAGCATTGCGACTGCTGTTACATCAACAGGTAGCGCAGAGATTACAGCATCCGCTGTCGATGTATCTGTAGGTTCGGGTACGGTAGCGGGTGATGCTACAACGAGTGGTTCCGCTGTAGACATTGCTAATGCGACAGGGGCTGTAGCTGGTGATGCAAGTAGTTCTGGGGTCCCGAAAAAGCTTGCAAATGTAGCAGATGTAGATATAACAGGTCAGGCTACTGTAGTTAGTGTTGCCAGAGATATTTCTTCTGCAATAGGTTCAGTGGCTGGCGATGCTGTATCTGAGGCATATGGACTACGGTTAGCATACTTTAACGCAGATCTATATTCACGTTCATCTACGATATACGTAGAAGCAGAACTCCAACGCACTGCGTTTGCAGAGCCTATAGCAACAAATGTAGTCTACTTTGAGCAAACAACTTCCAATACTGTATTTGTTGAGCCAGAAAATACACGGATTGTTTACATAGATTCCCCAGAATACAGAACGGTGAAGGTGGCCGCATAACATGGCATTTAAATTCCCAGACAAAGATCCAGATGAGAAGTTGGATTACACGGTTGATTGGTCTAGATACTTAGATCCTGAAGGTTTAACTATTTCGTCTGCTACCTGGAAAATAGAAAAATTAGACGGCACTGCTATCACATTTGCAGCTGGTAAAGTTTTCCAAAATGATGTGTTAGTGCCAAATGACAGTGCAACTGCAGGTATTGCTAGCGCAGTATCATCTTCAACAACTGTAGAATTATCAGGTGTTTCTGGAATCCCACAAGTTGGGCATCTTGTTACGGGTACTGGCATTACAGAAGACGTATATGTTACATCTAAAGTAAATTGGCCTGAAATTACTTTATCCGCACCTATTACTGTTGCGTCTGACGTTACATTAACTTTTTCTTCCGTAGGATTGCGTAATGCTACAACGCCTGTCATAGGAAGTGATAACAAAACAACTACAATTGTTCTTGAAAAAGGCCAAGCTAATAAAACGTACACGCTAGTATGCGAGATTACCACAACAGAATCCGCAAAAACTACAGATCCTATTGTTACAAATCGTAGAATTAAATTAAAAGTTAGGGAGCGTATGTAATGGCGTATAACTTTTTATTGCTCACCAACGAAATTTGTGGACGGTTAAATGAAACTAAATTGACCTCTGCTAACTTTTCAGAAGCAGTCAATTTCTACTCTACGATCAAAGACAGTATCAATGCTGCGATTAGAGATATTAATCACCAACAGTACAACTACCCATTTAACCACAACTCTAGCGAATTTATATTAGATAAAAAAGTAGCTAGATACCCAATTCCACAAAACGCTAAATTAGTTGATTTTGATACTGTACGTATCTTACGTGATGATGAACTTGGAGTTCAAAGCTCTGTGTTAACTCAAATTACGTACAACGAATATGTAAAAACGTATTTAGATGACGAGTTAAACGATAATTTAGCTGGGGGAATTCCTCGTTATATTGCTCGTACTCAAACAAATGACTTCGTTATCGCACCTAAGCCTGACAAAGAGTACACATTAGAAATGGAGTACTTTGTATTCCCTGCTGATTTAAATCTGTACGATGATGTACCTACTATCCCAGAGATGTTTAAACACATTATCATTGATGGAGCTATGTATCATTGCTACATGTTTAGGGATAATGCGCAATCTGCAACTATGGCAAAGCAAAAGTTTGATGAAGGTTTGAAGGCAATGCGCAGTATTGTAGCCAATGACTACGTTAATGTAACGGATACTAGAGTATCTAAGCTTTCTTCTTATCCTGTTGTAAGGGTTAACTAATGGCTGACGGTTGGCAGACATACCCTGTCGAATTTAGTGGCGGATTAATAACCAATTTATCACCAGTACAACAGGGAGCAAATTTACCGGGAAGTGCTAGACAGCTACGTAATTTTGAACCCTCTGTTGAAGGTGGATATCGTCGCATTAATGGGTATACAAAGTACTCTACTACACAGGTTAGAGGTGCTACAGATGCGTTAATTCGTGGTATTACTTACTATGAAGATGAAGTATACGCCGCACGTAACAATGACTCGACGGGTAACGGCGAACTGTACAAATCCAGCGGAGGAGCTTGGACACGAGTTTCTACAGATACATACCGCTTTGGGTCTAACAATAACAAAGTAAGGTTCGCAAAGTACAATTTTGATGGTACAAATAAGTTATTTGTTGTAGACGGCACTAATAAACCTTTTAAGTACGATGGCTCTACATTTGAAGAAATGACTGGGTTACCTAGTGATTTTACTGGTTGTAACCATGTGGGAGTATACAAGAATACTTTAATCTTAGCGAATGGTCAAACATTTATTTTTAGTGCCTTTCAAACAGATACTGTAGACGGGTTTTCTGCTGCATTAGGAGCAGGTAGCAAACGCTTTGAATCTCCTATAACCGGATTCGCTGTTTTCCGTGATGTGTTGTACATATTTACAGAAACTTCTATTCACAGCGCAGTAGAAAGCACTGAAGAAGTTACACGCTTTCGTTTTGAACCTATTTCCGCAGACTTGGGTTGTGTTGAGCCAGATACCATTCAAGAAGTTGGTGGTGATGTTATGTTCCTTGGACCTGATGGACTTCGTATGTTATCAGGTACAGATCGTATTGGGGATATTGGCCTAGGCGCAGTTTCAAAAACAATTCAAAATGAAGTAACTGATTTTGTAGATCGTAACACTGCATTCTCAAGCCTTGTGTTGCGTAAGAAATCCCAATACAGAATATTTGGGTGGAGATCTGCTGAAGCTGAATTCAACTCTCCAGGTATAATCGGTACTCAGTTCGCCAGTCAAGGTGGAGAAAACATTGCTTGGGCTGAAACCCGTGGCATTAAAGCATTCTCCACGTACAGTGAGTATTCTTCTTCTGAAGAATTTATATTTTTTGGAAACGAATCTGGATATGTGTATCGCTTAGAGCAGGGTAACACTTTTGATGGGGGCGACATACCCGCATCATTTTTTACTCCGTATCTTACAATACAAGACCCAACAATTCGTAAGACTTTGTACACTATACATACATACATTGATCCTGACGGAAGTTTTAATGCGCAAGTAGCGTTAGACTACGACTTTGGAGCTTCTAACGTAATTCAGCCTGACCCTATTTCGTTGTCTAACACTGTTGATTTAGTGGATAACGGATTACCTATCGGTATATATGGGGTTGCTGAGTACGGAAGTGGTACTGTACAAGACGAAGATATCACTGGAACACATGTGTATGGGGATGCGGTAAGAGTTTCCCTTAGAAAACAAGTAACAGGCTCTGGATTTGTTGTGTCTCTTGAGTATACCTCTCTAGGTAACACACAACCCTTTACAATTGACTCTGTTGCAATTGAGCTTGCCGCAGCGAGTAGGAGATAAAAAATGACTGGATACACCAGACAAAGCACTCAAGGAATCGTCGATGGGGGAGTCATCAGTGCCGACGATCTAAATAATGAATTTAACGTTATTCAAACGGCTTTTGGAATTTCTGGGCACAACCACAATGGTAGTGCAGGCAATGGTCCTAAGTTAACTGCTGTAGGTATTGCTAATGACGCAATTGACTCGCAACACTACGTAGCAGGTTCTATTGATAACGAACATTTAGCTGATGACGCTGTCACAGGGGCTAAAATTGATTCAACGACTACAGTAACTGCAGCTTCTTTTGTAGGCCCACTTACCGGTGCTGTAACAGGCAACGTTACAGGTAATGTCACTGGCGACTTAACTGGCGATGTGACTGGTAATGTTACAGGAGATCTGACAGGTGATGTTAGTGCGGCGTTGATTGATTCCGATGCTTACACAGAAAACACTGTTGCTCTATCGGGCACTACTCCAGCGGTAGATATGACTGCTGGTTCTGTCTTTACGTTGAGCCTTACAGGTGCCAGCACGTTTACTTTTAGTAATCCTCCTGCAACGGGTACCGCTCAAGGATTTACTGTTGTTATTACACAGAATGCTTCTAGCACATACGCAGTAACGTGGCCCAGCGCAGTGTATTGGGTTAATGGTTCTCCACCGGCAATGACTGCAATTACAGGTGCAGTTGATGTGTACACATTCTTTACTCATGATGGCGGAACTACGTATTACGGATTTGCCGCTGGACAAAACATGTCATGACAATATCCCGTTTAATGCAAATGGCGGCGGCCAATACAGATACTACTGGCTACGACTTAACGCAGGCGGCTACTGACGTACCTTTTTTCAGTGTTCAATCGTACATTGATATTTCAGAAGAATACTCTGGCGGTGGTACGGAAGAAGATCATCATATGCGGGCTTTCCGTTGGTATGATAGCGGGCGAGAATTATTTGTATTAATGGAAGACGGGTATATCCATCGGTTTAGGTTATCGACTGGGTATGACTTTACTACAATGTACTCTCATATCTACAGGGACATCAAGACGTTAGCATTTGATAACGCAATGCTATCCAGCAGTAGTGACTACCCCGTAGACTTTAGATTTATAAACACTGCCGAAGTTCATGATACTTTAATTGTGCTATTTGATTCTGGGGCTTCTGATAATCGTTTAGTTGAATATTATTTTACTAACTCGTATGACATAGCAGACAGCACTCCTGTTGTAGGCCGTTATTTAGACTCGACATATACTACGAATGCATCTTGCTTTGATGTTAATCAAACTCAATATAACATAGACGGCAGTAGAGAGTTTGAAATTTATATCCGTGAAGAGTCTGCAAATAGAATTTATACGCTTTCTTTTGACACATATTCCTTCGGCGGGATTGACCTCACTTCGTTCGCATTAGTGAATTCTTCTAGTACATACTCTGGCTCTGGTGCCCCTAATTTCCAATGGTACAGTATGGATGTGTACAGTAATCGTATCAATTTTATTGAGTATGATTATTCTACATCGTATAGTACCTATGTTACTTTTATTAAAACAGGAACGCTCAGTTCAAGTTATGATGTAACTACTCTGTCAATCAGCCCTACTGACTATGATTTTATACCTCCTAAATTTGGTTGGCAGTATTATCCAGACAGCTATTACTGGGGCGATGTCTTTTATGATAAATACAAAAATAAATACTTAACTTGTATAGATGGTTACTATGTAGGCTCGTTAGACATTCAATTAATTTTTAAGTTTACTGGGTCTTCTTTCGACGTAAGTACATGGTCTTTTACAAGAGCGGAAGACAACTACACAATCATGGAAGGTTTAGGATCATCCCTTATCCATTACGCTGTAGGCGACATGCATGTTACTGACAATGCATATTATCTTTATTTTCTAGACTGCCCGTCCCCTAACACAAGATATATACATAAAGTTAATTTAGGTCCCTCAGATTCTTTAAGTAATATTACTGCCGCTAGTGGGACTATATCTGGTTCCTATGTACAAAGTCAAAATCTAAGTTTCTTTGGTACTTTTGGGTCTACCGAAATTATTGGTGGAATTTCATTAAGCCCAGATCAAACAAAAATAGCGTTAGTAGAAGGTTATGAGATTGATTCCACAGTTAGGTACGC